AACAGCCCCTGTTGGACATGGTGATGCAATACACCCGTGGTAACCAGACCCGCGCTGCTCTGATGATGGGCATCAACCGCGGTACGCTGCGTAAAAAACTGAAAAAATACGGCATGAACTGATACTAATCAGTTAACCTGTTGATTAAAAAGGCGCTCTTCGGCATGGGGAAGCGCCTTTTTTATTGAAATGACTACACCACTGACTACACGGAAGGGTGAACTACAATAAACGATAACGAGCGTTATCGACGTGGTGCGCTAGGCTTTTTCCACTCAAAAGCGCCAGTATTCATCCGCTGGCGGTGCCGTTTCTTCGCGGCCAGACAAGCCGCAACGCTGGTACGGATCAGCAGTTTGTCCTGGCCGTTAAGCTCATGCCCCTGCAATTTTGCTGCACTGATAATGGCAGACTCCAAAGTTTCTTTTTTTAACATACTGCACCTCGGCTGATAAGCTGGCGTTGTCAGTGGACTACTTGCCAGTTTTTCATCTGCATAGAGATCGCCTGAATCGCAGTCTGAATGATAAGCTCAGGAGACAGACCGGTTAGCGTTGACTGGCGTTCTGCCTCTTTCTGCGTACTTTCTGCCAGAATTTTTGCCCCTTCAATTTTCATCGCATGAGCAATATGGCCCGGCATCATCTCGTAAAATAAACTTTCAAGTTCTGTCATCTTCATCACCCTATTTTTCTGCCTGAATTAGTTTTCGTCATCAGAGCCTTGTGCAAATCACCCTGACCAGTAATTACTGAATTGACCGCCTTTTGATACCCCATCTTGGCACCGTCAGCGGCCGCTTTCTTCATCATGGCTATCTGAGCATCAGAAGGATCGCCATTAACGTTAAAATTAAATTCCTGGGAAATCTGATTACCAGAAGTGGATTGCTGGGCGACACGGTTAAGGGTCGCATCCAGTTTCGCGCTGGTATTCGCCGTGACTACGCGTTCGCCCTTCTGGAGAAGCCATGTTCCGGTTTCTGGAACAGCATCAATACCATCGTGAGCCATACCCACGGCCGCAATGTTCGATACAATACCGGCTGTAGAAGCGGCTACGCTGGCCATCGCTGCAAGGTTGTACGGGAAAGGGTTTGCAGCGGCCATCGCGATCCCCTGCTGGATTGCGATAACTGACTGAGCAATAGCCGCTGCTTTCTGTACAGCAAACGCCGCTTTGTATACTCCTGATTGCTCACCAAAAGCTGTACGGGTCAAATCAACCATCGACCCCAGACCATCGACGACACTACTCAGCATTAGCTGATTACGTGCAGCATCAAGATTATTCATTTCATCCTGGTGTTTTTTCTTCAGCTCCAGCTCTCTGGCGTCCCACTCCTCATTAAGATCAGAACGTGCCTGGCGGTTCTGTTCCAGCAAATCGAGCTGGTTCTGATACCATTTTTCCTGCTCTTTCTGTGCGTCATCAACTTTTTTCAACTCTCCAGACTCACCGCCAAACATCGGATCAAGACCACTAAATTTAGGCGCGTCGGAAAATGACGCTTTCGATATGGCCTTGGCGGCTTTTTTATATTCTTCAGGGCTGATACCCGTAATACCTTGAATATTTTTTAATACTTCAAAACGCTCTTTCGTCGTTTTAAGTAATTTTTCTTCTGGAGTTAATAACTCATCCTGCAAATCTCGAAATTTTGACAACGCGTTATATTTATCAACTTCTGAGGCCAAGCCCTCAAGCCTGATTTGCTGTTCTTTATTTATCCCAACCAGACGACCAGATACTAAATCGAAATGTAGTTTTTCTACTTCAGTGGCGTCTTTGGTTTTCCCGGTTAGCTGATCCACCAGCGCAATTTGCTTTAAATATGACTGTTCTACGGCTTTATAGGCACTTTCAAGTTTTTTTGCCTCAGCATCAGGCTTTTGAGTTTGTTTCTGATTGCTCTGCCCGGGGAGCAGGTTATTATTTATTGGCAACTCAGAGTTTGAAGATGGTTTAGTTATTACCCCTAAATCTGATTGAAGCGTATCTGCTATTGCTCCTAATCTCTGATTTTTTTCAAACTCGTACCAGCCACCCGCCTTAAACCTGTCAGGCACTTCAAATATATGGCTGAGAAAATTAGCAGATTCAGAACTTAGCTTACCCATCCAACCAACAAGTTCCGCCATCCCTCCGACCAGCTTTGCCAGACCTGACAGAACAGCAGGATCGGTAAACACATCCCGGATATCATCAAGTCCATCCTGAATCGGTGAGAGGTCTACTTTAGCCAGGCCACTGGCAATCTCGATCTTTAACCCCTGTGCACTGCTCTCAATATCCTGGAAAAACTGATTAACCTTAACCAGGTTATCAATATCCTCCTGGGGCGGAGCGACACCAAAATCTTTTGACAGCTGGATAAACTGCTTCAGCTTCTCGTTATTGTTGTCGAACAACGGCAGCATTTTTGACAGGTCATTCCCCAGGCTTTCGAGGATATTAGTTTTCCCGGCCTGAGAGGGGATTTTTTGCAATGCCGAGCTGATAGCCAGTAACTGCTTATCAGGGGATTGCTGGGCCAGTTTCTCAGCTGAAAGCCCGAGAGTATCCAGAGCCTGAGCAGCCTCACCTGACTTGTTCAGGACAGCATCGCCGACTTTATCGTTAATATCCTTGAAGATGTCAGCAATATTATCCCCGGTCAACCCTGCTTTCTCAGCAGCAAACTGCCATGAAAGCAAATCCTGAGTAGACATTTTTAGCGATTTAGCCCAGCGATCAGTTTCAGTGATCTGCTCTGAGGTATTTTTTACCAGTGCAATACCAGCGGCACTAACACCGATAGCCGCCGCTGCTGCGGCTGTGCCAACAGCAGCAAGGGCTGAACCCACGGCTGCGGCATCTTTTTTAACGTTATCCCGCCATTTTTGTGATGAACGTTCGGCTTTATCCATACCCTGGACAAAACCGCCGGTTCTGGCGATCAGGTCAATGGTGAGAGTGCCTAATGATTTACCTGCCATAATCTTTCTCCTTACACCCCGTCAAAATGACTGAGGCGATCTTTGTGGCTTTCGCTCATATCAAATGCAAAATCCTCATGCTCAGCCTGGAATGTGCCGAACGCCATTAACGCAGCCACTGCCGGATCAATCTTGTTGGAGGATTTCTTCTTGTTGGGCTTGATATTGGCGTTGGCGTCGGACTCCATCACCACGTTACCAATCGCCCAGGCCAGTACCGGATCGCCGCGATGGCGCACCACCTTGCGGTTAACGAACACTTCAAACGATTTCGCTACCGGGCTGAATTTAAGATAGGTTTGCTGGAACGGCTCTACGTCAAGGCCCGCCCCCTGTAGTTGGGTACGCAGATGCGTGGCGTTCCACGTATCGAAGCCCACCAGACGGATATTGAATGTTTCGGCATCGCGCAGAATATCGTCGCGGATGCGGTCATAATCGATGCAGTCGCCGGGAGTGGTACGAATCCAGCCTGCTTTCACCCACTGGCGGTAAATGGCGCGGTTTTTATTGGAAACATTATTAAGTGTCGCTTCAGGCAGATAGTGCCTTGTCAGTAACCTAATCTCCCTGTCGAACGGAAAAGCGTAATTTACACTGGTGATATCGCTGGTTGAGGACAAGTCCAGACCTGCATAACATTCCATTCCGGCCAGCTCGCTTTCTTCATAGTCGAGTTTGCAGGCGTCCCAGGCCCCCGCGCCCATCCACGGTGTGGAACCCTGACACCAGATATTGAAACGTTTGGTCAGCATCTCCACCCATTGCGACGGGATGCCCCGTGCTTTCTGGATAGTGGCCTCCAGTTTTGCCGCATCAACGGAGATATCCAGATTCGGGTTAGCCTTGATCCACATTTCAGGCTGATCAACCTCGCTTTCGTCGTCCAGTTCGTAAATCAGAACAAACAGCGAATCGTTGCTCTCTTCCCCGGCCAGAATCTGACAGCAGTAGTCGTAATGCTGCTTGCAGGCAGAAACAACGTTACTCCCGGCGGTGGTGATGGCGAATAAAACCGCTTCAGGACGTGCCCCCATACCCAGCTCAAGTGCGGAGTAAACGCCGTTATCCGGGTGAAGGTGGTACTCATCGACAATAGCCAGGCTGGGATTCGTCCCCTCGATGGTGGCCGCTTTCGCCGCCAGCGGCTTTAACAGGCTGTTATTCTTCGGGAAAATCATTTTATGAGCCTGAATATTCACGCGCTTTTTCAGCGGTTTTGACAGCAGGCACATCTGACGGGCATCGTCGAACACGATACGAGCCTGATCCCGGCTCACCGCCGCCGTGTAAATGTCTTGCTGGCCCTGCTCCATCACCAGAAACCAGTTAGCCAGCATTGCAGCTACGGTGGATTTGGCATTCTTACGCGGCACCTCGATAAAGGCGCTGCTGTACTTCCTGCGCCCCGTAGCACTGACCTTAAAGCCCAGCAGGTTAGCAAAGGCGAACTGCTGCCACGGCTCCAGCATGATAGGCTGACCGCGCAACGGCCCTTTGACGTGAGGACAAAGCCGGGAGAACGCAATAAACCGCTCTACGGTCGCTGTATCGAACACGTAACGGGGGTCATTCAGGTCTGAAAAGTACCTTTCGACGGCCTGTTTTACCCGCTTACAGGCCGGAATTTCGCCCGATTTTATGGCGATGGCGTAATCATTCCATGCGGTCAAGTTCGTCTTCCTCTTCAGTTTCAGGCGGGTTGCGGCGACGGCTTACCGGATCAAAGCCCAGCAGAGACGACATTTTTATGAGAATTTTTTCGGCATCAGCCTTTGCGCTCAGGGCCGGGTTGCGACTCTCACCACCCTGGCTGTTCACAATGCTGAATCCCCGCGCGGCAAGGTCCTCCACGGCTTTGCGGTACATCGAGTAGTTGACGCAATAAAGCTCAAGGTTGTTCCAGTCGGCAGGCGTCAGATCACCGCGTTCCGCCAGTTGCTTCGCCTTTGCTTTCCACTGCTGCGCCGCGATTTCATCAAGGTAAGCGGGCGGTTTGGGTGGTCTTGCCATAACTTACTGTTTTCCTTTCCGTTTTATTTTCAAAAAAATCACCGTGCGAAAAAATTTGAGGGGGCGGGTGGTGCCTGGCGCCCTCGTGTTCGTCCTGAAAACCTCCCCCACCCTATCGGTGCGGCCTGTCAGCGGTTGCGGAAGCATTCCCGCAACTCCCGGTCACGTTCACTCATGCGCTGCACAGGCTGGCGCTCATCGCGTCTGGTGCGGGTCTGCATGAAGCCATCACGGCATCGGGCCAGCGACTGATACAGATTCACCACATCTTTCTCATTCATGATCAACCTCATGCATCCAGTTATTGCGCTGTGCTGCCCGTTCTTCCTGCTCGCGGTACATCCCCGCTTTGCGGTTGGCTTTGGTGGTAGGGTCTTGCTGTGTGGTCTTCTGGTTATGATGCGTCTGGCATAACGGCTGGTGATTCCACTCAGGCCAGAACAGAACATCATCGCCGCCGTCGATAGGGATGATGTGATCGACAATCTTTGCAGGAACGTAGAGGCCCAACTTCTGGCAATCAACGCACAGCGGATAGCGCTTAAGGTACTGAGCGCGGTACTTCTCCCATGCAGCAGAGTAACCACGGGCGCGACGGTGGCCGCGTCTGGCATCCTGCGCCCGCCACACTTCCCGCTTATGCTCATCGCATTTACCAGACTTCACACGCTTGTTGCATCCCGGCTCAGTGCAACGGCGTAAGGGTTGCCACGGCATCAGTACACCCCCACATCACGATAGACAGACCACAGCGCGGAGACAGCAAGAGGAACCTCTTTCGCCTCCACATCGCTAATCATCGTGCGGTACTCGTACAACTGAGAGACGTACATCAGACAACCGATTTTGATAGCCGGGGTAAGCTCCAGCCCACTATCAAACCGCTTGCCGATATGTTTCTGGCAAACCTCCAGAGCCGCATCGATGTAAGCCTGAATGAGCAAATCTTCATCATCGCCATCAATACGGCAGTGAAGTTTTGCTTCAGCAAGTTCTATGGTTTCAGCCACTGGTCAGCCCTCCGGTACACATAATTTCAAGGCGGGTACGATCTGCATCAGGCAGAACGGCTTTGATGTCGTAGATGGTTAAAGGCATTCCTTTTTCTGTGCAGATCAGCCTGTTTTTGGTGGTGATGCCTTTGCGGTAGCGAACCCAGATTCTCACGGTCATTTCTGATTGTTCAGCCTGGGCGGCTACAAGCTCCCGCCCGCTTACGCTGTCTATCTCTCCCCAAACGGTGACAACATCGCGCCATTCTTTAGTGACAGAACCCGTGTTCGGGTCCTGGTGACTGACGAACTGCTGAATAGTGACGCGGCGTTTCATCTTTCCTGCTCTCATTCGTCACCGTCCTTATTGCCCTTACTCACCTTAACTTCCTGCTTCCATGCCTGGCTGAACTCATCACCACCTTCACGCGGAGGCATCCCCTCGCGTTCGCGGGCCTCATTCGGGTTCATAATCCCGTTCTTGATGCCGCGCTCATAGGTTGCGTAGCGTTCGGTAGGAGTAGCGCGGAGAAGGTCAGCAGAATCAAACTCCACCTGATAGCGAATACCCGGCACAGGAGAAGCCACCAGCAGCGCGGATTTAATCTGCTGCTCGAAGTTCGCCAGCCACGGGCGCATAGTCATGGTGAGAAAAGCGCGGCTTGCCTCGCTGAAGTTGCTGTAGGTGCTGTTGCTGTATTCCTGCAGGAAGATGGGCGACACGTTGAACATGCGGGCAATATCTTCAATGGTGAAACGGCGGGAGGCCAGCCACTCGGCATCCTGATTGCTCATGCCAAGCTGTTTGTAGTCCATCCCCCCTTCAAGGATCGGCGTTTTCCCGGCATTCCTTGCACCTTTGTAGCGTTCCAGCGCATCCATTGCCTGTTTGCCCTTCACGCTGTCCAGCCATTCTTTAGCCGTAATGACGCCCGCCGCCATCATGCCATCTTTCATAATGCTTGCACCGTGGCGCTGTTGGGCCAGACCTAACCCCAGCGCCTCCCGGCAAATGGTGATCGGCGAGCGCCCCAGAAAACCGTCATCGGTTGAATAACGCAGGTGCAGAATCTCTTCCTGCAAATAGGTACGTACAGCCCCGGTAAACGGCTCTGTGATGGTGTATTTGTACTTATGTTCGCCGATACGCTCAGGAACAACCGCCCCCGGCGCATAAGAGTGAAGGGATTGTGGCTGGCCGTCTCGCCCCCACTGGATCACCGCGTAGGCGTTACCGTTAAGCAGACAATGGCGCATCATCGTGCGCTTGAACTGGTAAGGCGTCTGGCAAACGTTAGGCTGCTCGTTCAGCAGAAAATCTACCGGATGATTACTCAGCCACTCCCGCGCCTCCCTCCCGTTATCATTACGAACCCGGTACAGGTAGCAGGGCATGGTTGCCACAGCCTCACTGATCACCGATACGGCGTTCATCACCGCCGGCAGAGATTCCGCAGTACCCGCAGACACATATTCGCCTGATCCGGTATTTGGAATCCCTGCCATCGCCAGAAACTCATCTATGGTCATGCTTCGCTGTTCGGTTGGGTCAGACTTGCGGCCAAAAGGCCAGATATTCCACATATCACAGCCCCGCTAAATCAGCCCAGCGCCGACGATTATCACCAGCACGGCGTAATTCTGGATGTTGAGCAAAAAGAGAACGATGCGCGATTTCAACGCCGGATTCAGGGTAAGCTGGCATGGAAGTTACGGTGATTTCCCGTAGTTCGGCAGCGGTCACGGTTCGCAGGTACGGCGATTGCGCAATATCCCAGGACTCTTTCAGCGCGCGGAAACCAAAGCTCATACCTGAAAGATCGCCACGTTCCACCAGCGCCAGCACATCATTACCAAGCTGGGTATTCGGCGGCGTCAGCTCGAAGCGTAGCCCGGCATCATCCTCGGACAGTACCAGCGTGCCGGATTTTGTACGCCCCAGCAGCTGGGTATAGTTATGCTCGTACAGCGCACGCACATCGCTACCGGATGCCAGGCTGTCTTTGAACGCCCCAGGCGCAAACTGTTCCCGGAATTCATCCCAGATGATTTCTGACAGGCTGTTCCAGCGCACGGCATAGCCCACCAGCTTCTTATCGGTGGCGGTCAGTTCAGAAGTGCGGATTTCAAAATCTATTGTTTTCATTATTGGACTCCACAGAGGGCAGAAAGGGGCCGAAGCCCCTCACTCGTCGAATCAGGAACCAGCAGCAAGCTCCAGAATCTTGATCGCGTTGGAGTCCACCACACCGCCGCCCAGGTATTTATCGGTATGCACCTTGTAGAAGCCCGGCTCGGTGATGTTGTCAGGGCGGGTGCGCACACCAGTAGTGTGATCCACGATGAAATAACCGCGCTTGAAGTCACCAACCGCAAGGAACGCTTCTCCGGCGGAAGCATCAGGCATGGTTTCAAGGTACTGAACCGGACGGCCCAGCAGGGTATCGGGAGAACCGGCAACCAGACGATCACGCCAGATGTAATCCCCGTTACCGTTCTTCAGCTTTTGAAGCGTGGCAGCGGTATTGGAGTTCATCACCCATACGGCGTTTTTGCGGTATTTGGCTTTCAGCTTGTACAGCAGGTCGATCAGGCCATCAGAGGTAACAGCAGCCGTTTCCATTTTCTCCAGCGTACCGAACGGGCGGGTTTTATCGCTGGTGGCCGCACGCTCATAAGCCAGGAAGCCTTTGGATTTCTTCGTACCGTCGCCGTTAACAAAATCATTTTCTTCGGTAGCGCTGAAGGTGTCGGAGATTTCAGAAGCCAGCCAGCCCAGAATATCCACCTCGGAGAAGTCGAGAATCTCCTGAGTAGTTTTCGGGTAGGCGTAGATCGGGTTGAGTTTGATATCAACGCGCTCCATCTTCGGCGTGCTGGTCTCGGTGCGTGTTTCACCTTCAGTGCCGCGATTCACCGTTGCACCGCCCACAGATACCAGTTTTTGATATTCATTGGTTTTGGTGGTCTTAACCGTGGCGATGGAGCGCATCACGCTGTCATCCTGCAACTGGCGCATGATCTCTTTGTCCAGCTCAGGGATAACGGTATAACCGCCGTCAGCCTGCACCAGCGTGGTGAGTGAGCGGGTATCGCCGGTCATGATGTAGTGGCGTAGCTCATCGTTGCTCACGCCTTTACCTTCAACAGAAGTACCCGGAAGATTGCGCTGATCGTCGGCGACGGCTTCAAGACGGGTGATTTCAACTTCAAGCGCATCAGCCTGAGCGCGGAGTTCGTCGAACTGCTTGCCTTCTTCATCGTTCAGGCTGCGCTTTTCGGTGTCGGCTTTATCCAGCATGGAACGCATCTGAGCTTTGAGTGCGGCTTTCTGCTGGCGTAATTCGAGTAATTTTTTCATGAGTGGTTTCCGTAACAATTAACGTTAAGACGTGAAACCAGCGCGGGAAGGGGTAAGACCGTTTAACCTTTTTCTGACTCTCTCAGGCTGTACTCGCTACAGCTTGATTAAACGGCCTGTGGCGGCTCACGTCTGAGTGCCACACTTCAAGATATACATCAAATAATTGAAGTAAATAACCTGCTTTATTGACGAACGTTAATGAATATTATCGAACAAATAATTTACAAAATTTGATATACTCAAAACTGATTTCATCCACATCTTGGGAGCTTTTATGGACTTCGATTTTGATGATATGGCATACCCGGATATTTTTTTAATTTCCGGCGAGGAGTTTAAAGGAAGCCGGAACACAGGAAAAAATCAGGTAGATATCCCGTTTACTGACGAACCGCAAATTGAATTAGGCGATATTCTGATTCAGAAGATTGGAAGCCGTGAGTTAAGCCTTAAAGTTGTCGATCTTTCAATAACAAAGAATGGAACGCTGAACGTGGGTACAACGCATCCTCACTTACTTACGTTATCCGTAGAGAATCTTTCTTCCGACGCACACAGGACAGCAAAGAGTATGAATACTTTTAATATTGGCTCCGTCAGTGGCGAGCAAGTTCAAATAGGTGAAAGTAATCATATGCTGGTGAATATCAGTATTACTGAACTTGTCGAGAAAGTGGCTAACTCTGGCGATCCACAGGCTAAATCAATGTTGAAACAGTTACTGGAAAATAGCACCGTTGCCAGTATCGTTGGCGCTGGCGCTTCCGCGCTGTTAGGTCTGCTTTAAAATATGGCCTGGGAAAAAACCAGGCCTTTAGCTTATATGGCTGGATGATTATTCTTTATCCAGCCCCCACTGATAGAAAGCCCAGCTTGCCGTTGATTGTGCGCTATGGATAGCGTTCTCAAGGCCAGAGGTTGGGTACGACAAATCAGCCGCCATCCTCTGTAGAAGATCGAGGTAAGCGCTGGCGTCTTTCGACAACTCTTGCCCCCCTTCTTCCAGCCCAGACTGGTACGATTCCAGATCAAGTTTTTCAGAACTGACAAAAGCGCTCAGAGCCAGAAAATCCGTCACCGTAATCTCATCTTTATTTGAAAGCTCATCAACGGCGCTGTAGAGAAACTTAAGATCGCTCATATGCCCGTTATCTTTGCCAATCAGTTTCATTAATGACCTCTTTATTTTTCACGTATATATACAAAACTATGTTGGTTCAGTTAGTTCAGTTGGTTCAATTTGTAAAGGCGATTGTTTTATAAGGATTATTTTCCGGTTAGTGAACCAACAAAGCCCCGATTTGAACCAACATTGGGTATTTTCATGTTGGTTCAGTCCATGAGGTTCTAAAATGTTGGTTCAAACTACCCGTTTGTTGGTTCAATACTGCTATTTGTTGGTTCAGTGTTGGTTCATTTTTTTGGCATTAAATCCATATAAAACAGTCATATGAACACAACCAATAGACACTGAACCAACTGAACCAACATTAACAACCCTCACATGTGTAATTTATTCTTCCCCATCTTCCGCAACCTGGTGAAGCACATAAACGTTGATCTGACGCCCATCAATACGCGGGGATTTCTGCTGGTATCCACGCCCGCTGGACGGCTCAGAAAGCAAGCCAGCAGCGGCAAGCACGCGGGCAAACTGCCTGGCGTTAAAGCCCTGAGCTATCTCCTTCTCAAACGTTGCGGGGAACGTATAGAACACCAGCGGCGCATCATCATGGCTGCTTTTGCGCTTTCGATACCCGGCCAGATCGCGAATCGGCATACTGGACGGATCATAGGGCAACGGTGCAAAGCGGCTTAAACCGTAGGCATTCAGGAACGCCTCGCACTGCTCGATGATCTGTTGGTGCTCTTTGTTACCCGTGCCGAACTCTTTCACCCAGGCGTTAAAGCTATGCTGGATAGCGTCACGGCTGGCCTGTTCGCCCCATCCGGTGATTGATGCACCAGTTACCAGCGCGGCTTCGAGGATTGCAAAGCGTTCGGCCACGCGGTGTACCTGCTCACCGTAATCGGCCGGGATGAGGCCACGCCAGCGCGCTTGCGCGTCACGCACCGCCTGTTTAGCCTCCTGCTGGTTAGCTGCCAGCCATTTAACCCACTCACGCCCCGCCGCCCCGTGGTTATCAATCCAGGCTTCTTTCAGTGCGTCAGCATGAGCCTTGCCGTTTGGCAGACCGTTAAAGGCCGTCGATTTCTCCATAGGGATGTTGAGCAAGCGCACCAGTTGGCCCGCTTTCACTTTCAGCCCACCAGCAGCCAGGAAGGTTTCAATATCCATTTCCCCGGTACTGATCGCCACCGTGCGCCAGCGTTTAAGCTCCCGGTTGCCGCCTTCTTTGGCTCCCTGCAACTTCCCGGCACCGTTAAACAGGGTATAAGCAGACGTGGCAACATCTTTGGCACTGCTGCCCTGTCCTACCTCATCAAGCGGTAACAGGCTGTCGTTGTGCGCCTCCGCTTCGTTTGCTATGCCAAGCGCAGTACCGTACCAGGTAAGCCGTAACGCATCAGGCTCACCCCACAGGCTGCTCGCAATATTGGCGGTAGTGGTCTTACCGGCGCTCGACTGCTCGAACAAATGGACGCCGAAACCATCAGCACCCACCAGGCCAATAAGCGGCGCGGATAACGCCGCTGCCACGCCCAGCATCATGGAAGGATTGCCCCTGGCCAGACGGGCGACGGAATCCCGCCAGGTAGCAGCAGTACCAGCAGTGGCATACCCGGAAGATGCAGCGCTGCGACCGTTAAAGAGAATGGGCGTCTCTGGATCACCAATCACTTCACCATCAGGCATGATATATGCGCCGTGATGCCAGCCAGTGGTGTGGGTAATAATCCATTCCCGCTCAGTGCCGCTTTGCTGCAACCAGTCGGCCAGAATCGCCCGGAAGGTGCTTTTAGTGGTCACATTCACCCCACCAGCTTTAAGTGAGCGCCAGCCGTCGCGCTCACCGATATCAGCACAGGGGATCGCCCTGGTAATATCTTCATGGCCACGCGGCGAACGCCAGCGCAAAACAAGATATCGCTCTGCCCCGTCACTACCGGAACCGACCACCTCAAGAGGCGAGCACAGCCACGTTTCGTTATTGATGATCTCGCCACTATCCTTGTCCACCTTTGGCGTGATCCAGTACAGGCCATCGCTGCGACTCTCCACACGGGGTTTAAGTTCATCACCCGGTTCAGGCTTTGGCTCCCGTTTTTTCACAGGCAAGTTCACCACAATACTTTCCCCGCGTTCGGCCTCTTCTTTGAGACGTGGAAGCCTGCCCGTCCAGTCCTCCTTCGGCTGAGACTCAAACATGCCATTAAACAGCCGGGCCTCTTTCACATCCGCCAGTGCCAGTTTGGTTGCGATAGTGCTTATCTGCATTTCGGAAAGCTCGCCAGCTCGGATCACACGAACACTGCGGCGGCCGTTATCAACGATGTTTAATCGTTCCAGTTCTGCCAGTTGCCTTTTGCCCAGATAAACAGGCGGTACATCATCCCACGCCCTTTTACCTTCGCTCTCGATCCAGTGCTGCACATGTGAATAGGCATCTTCACCCGCAAAGATAATCGCCTCAGTAAATTTATCTTTCGGCAGAAATTTGATATTCGGGGCATTCTTCATCTTCATCAGTGCAACACCTTATTGGACATATCCGCGCCTAGGTCTTCATGCAGGTACTCAAGGTGGCAGATTTTCACAATCTGCAACCCCATTTCGCTAATATCGCCATCGTCGGTAAAGCAGGTCAGCAGAATATCGCGCAGGCGAGTTAAGCCTTCATCCCGGCCAAACTCTTCTACACAACCGAAGACCATAAATTTCGCCAACACGTTATAAGTGGCTACTGGTTCCAGCGTGAAGCGGTAGCGGGCCATATACTTATCGCTTTCCACTAGCAAGGTTGCCGAACCGGTTTCCGCTATCTGGTGAGCAATACAAGTTTCGGTCAGTTTGCGGAACAATGGCCCCAGCACTTCAAAAATATCGGTCATTGTGGGATACCTCCGCTCATCTGAAATTTGCCAAGTAATGGGTGATACCAATACGCCGATCCATATTTGCGCTTCGCGCTGCGAAGAACCTGCCTCGCCGCCTCTCTGAATTTGCTATCTGGCGCAATAAAGCCACCAGCTTTCATCCTGACCAACATCACGCCCGTGTTTTTTGCCAGCTCTTCGGCTTTTTTCGTCGATATGCCGAACTCAGCCGCCAGCGTGGCGACCGGAGCCATACCGGGAGGAATATCTCCCCCCTGGCTTTCGGTGAGTGTGCGCACCTGCTGTTCTAACTCCAGGACGCGGTTAACCAGCAAATCGACACGGTTTTCCAGTTCGATAAATTTCACATTGCTGATCATTGTTTTGCCCCCTGCGATTCAGGGTCTGAAAAAGTAGAAATATCCAGTGAGTTTGCCAGTTCATCAGAAAGGCGTTGGGCCAAGCCCGTTAAACTCATTACATGGATACGCTCTTCCTCGCCTCTGATAGTCGCAAGGTAAGCAGCACATGACAGAAGCGCAGCAACCTCTTGCGCCAGCAGCAGCAAATCATTTTTGCTACGGTAGGTGTAAAAGTTATCCATTGAGCGCCCCCTTTTTATCCTGCTCCAGCATAAAGGTGGCAATATCGCCAGAAATATCACGGGCCAGATCGATGAGGTTATCCCTCTCGTGACCTGAAATTTCACAGTCTGAAATCACCAGAAGCAACGTTGCCAACTGACAAGCGCGGGACGTGGCTTTTTCTCTGCCAAGAGTTTCAATGTCATACATGGCGCACCTCCAGCATCTGAAATGCGTGGAACGGCAGGCGGGCAGCGAAAATAAGAGTTACGCCGGGCATGGTGTCGCGGGCTTCCCGTTCACTGGATGCGTTGACGTGAATCACTAACGGTTTGGCGGTAGGGTAGCGCTCAGAGGCGGAGAGAAAACGCCATGTAAATTCAGGGCGAGTTTGGGTAGACTGATTGTCAGCCATAACTGTTACCTCACTTAACGGTTTGTGGTCAGAGGCCCGGTTAGTGTTCCTAGCACTACCGGGCTTCGCACTTGAAAGGTGTATGTCACCTTTAATATTTAAACTAGCCCAAAGTGAAATACACCTCAAGCCTTTTTCTTTTATTTTTTTTGCGTATACTGAAATACACCTAACATAAGGAGTTTCAGTAATGGCAACAGGTGCGAAGAATGCAAAGTCACAAATGACCACAGTTCGAATCCCCCATGATGTGATGGAAGATATCGAGCTTTTTAAACATGAAGGTGAAAGTACCGCAGGGTTTCTTGTCACTGCTGCGAAAGGCGAAATCAAACGCCGCCAGCGCCAAAAGGCAAAAGAAGAGCCAAAATCCTGAATAAAATCAGCGGGCGCAGAATTGCGCTGGCTCATTCTTTGACCACCAGCGCCAGCCCTGGTATCCTGACTTTGCTTAAGTTTTTGGTGGTGACATTGGCGGCCCTGCATGGCCGCCTTTGTTTTATGTGCCATACCGCCCCCTTAAGCTGCTTTGCAGCGGCTTTGCTGCCAGGCAGTAAGCTCTGACAAAAGCCAGCCCACCGCACGGCCTCCCAACTTGCGCCGGGCGGGGAACTGCCCCTCCTTCTCCATCATGTAACGGGTAGTACGACAAATGCCGGTTAGTTGCCTGCACTCAGCTTCACGGATAATGCGATCTGTCGAGATTACGTTAGATTGAAATGGCTTGTTCATAACAAAATGCCCTCGTTCGTTAAAGTTCGAGAGCATTTAAAGAGAATTACTGCCTTGTTTGGGTGATATCACTTTTCACAGTAAGCGATATCACTTTTTATGACGTCCTCGCTCTAAGTATTTTGACCATGTGCCAAGATCTGTTTTTGGGAAGTCAACTCCGCGATTCGCTGCAGTAGCTTCAATTATTTCTTTCAGTTTTTTGACCGGAAACGTATCAATATCAACGCCTGAAAGTTCAGGAATAAGGGTAAGCAAACTCTTTATTAAATTTTCTTTCTTGGCTAATGTTTTATCAGACTCAATATTTTGCGTATGGCATAAATCTTTTAGCTTTTCTAAATCACCGCTCTTTATGCATAACGCATCAGCATTAACGATAATTTCAAAGTCCAACACGTTAAACTCTACTGGGAACTCATTATTTAATCGATTCACATCTGAGAAAAAATTTATATTTGCTTTTTTTTCTTCTGAAAATTCCAAGTCTGTAAGTACATACGGGTCGATAAAAAAAGGCCCTTTACCTGTTTTGCATAGAATCCACTAACAGGCAAACTGGCATTCCTTTCTTTGAATTGTACGTCGGTTGCTGACCAATCTTCAAAAAAAAGACCTGCAAAGCAATCTATTTTGTCTAATGCATAATTAGGCAAATTAATCTGAAAATGAAAGTCGTCCGTACTATTTTTATGATTTATATATGCATAAATGTCTAACCGTTCAGTCGCACCAAAATGGATAATATCATTTACACTGCAAGATAATAAATTAGCAGCGTCGTTTATATTATAATACTTTCTTTTCGGGAGGTTCATTTTGCGATCTCCAGAATAGCAACGTTGGGATAATCAGAGGAAATTACCTCTAACCGTTCCATCCATTTATTCAGCGCGTCCAGTTTTTCCGGTAGGTACTGGCTACGGTTATATACGGCCATCACTCCACCGAGTGTATGCCCCAGCAGCTGCTCTACAACATGCGGCGCGATCCCCATGTTGTTCAGCGTGGTAGAGAACGTCCGGCGGAGATCATGAAGTGTCCACGGCTCAGAATGCCCCAGGCGCTTATAGATACCTCTTCCCCACTGGCTCACCGCCTCTGACTTCTTCATTTCGCCCAGCAGCAAGCCGGTATCACGATTTCTGGTGACAAGCGCCTTCACATATGGCCGGATAGCAGCTGGCACAGGGCGAACGATTTTCACGCCCCCTTTGCTGTGCTCACGCGGTACCGTCCACACCCATTCGTTTAAGTCCCACTCGCCGGGCCGGGAGAGCCTCAGTTCCTTCGTTCGGCAACCAAACACCACCAGCAGACGCAGCATAGCGGCATAGTAGGGTTTGAATTTAAGCCCGCTACTTTCCCGCCAGATATCAGCCAGCTCCTGACTGGTATGCTCCCTGTCGCGCTTCTCCTGCTTTTTACCCACATCATCGATCGCCAGATCGTCAAGAGCATTGCTCACCGCGTATCGATGGACACGGCAAAATTTCAGGGCCTGCTTACACATCTGCAGAAGGTAGCCGGCAGCAACCGGCGCATCTTTCCTTACCCGGCTGAAACACTCCAGCCAGTGACGCGTTTCGCACATAGAGAGCGGGTAATCACCAATGTAAGGGTAGATATGCTTCTGCAACTGCTCGGTGTGCTTATGCACGTTGGCGCGCTTATGGGTGGCGTATTCAGCGATCCAGTATTCCAGCGCATCTTTAACGGTCACCGGCTTCAGGGTTGCCTGGGTTGAAATGCTCAGCTGATGCTTTGGGTTCTTCCCTTCGGCCAGCCAGGCGCGGCACTGCTCCCGCTTATCCCTGGCAGATTTGAGGGAGAGATCAGGATAGTTACCCAGCTTGATGCGCTGGGGCGCTGCCGAACGGCCGCCTACACGGAAGGTAAAGTACCAGGTCATGATCCCGGCCTTTGATACCTTTACGCTCAGCCCGTCACCATCAGCGTAAAAGTTTTCGCCGGGGCTTTCTCTGCCTAGCATTTTACGCAGTGAGGCATCACTTAATTTATTCGTTCCACCAGCCATAAAAACCTCAGTTCATACGTGGTACTGACTACACCACTGACTACACATACTAATGTTACTCTATGAACTGAGGCGAACAAAGATAAACCAAGAAAAGGTGATAGCTGTTTAATATCAATTTTTTATATGAACATCATTAAACAGAGACGAACCGTAAAAAACACAGGTTCTAAAAATACGGCATGAACTGATACTAGTCAGTTGCTTGCTTGATATAAAAGGCGCTCTTCGGCATGGGGAAGCGCCTTTTTTATTATCTGCGCCAACAGAACTCATTACTGATTCACCAGCCGTAGCG